CTACTTTTAACTACGTAAAGAATTTGGCGTTTTACCAGGGCCGCCGCCACCCTTTTGTTCTTCCTTGAGCTTCTCTCCTCTCTTCAAAGAACTGTCTTTTATTTGTCCGGTAATTGGAGCTCCACATGCCCAACCGAGACTAAAATCATCTTTCACTGCATACAAGAGCGTTCCGGACACGGATTCCGGAGTCCCTCCTGTATACCACAGACCAAGAATTACTTTCTCTTCATTGTTGATCTGCAGTTGCTGGTTTATACTGAACGTTCCCTCATTGATATAAGGAAAACTGATATCCAGCGTCTGTGCTTCAGAAAAGGCCATTCCAACCCATCCATTTGCACCAAAAAGGTGATTATATGTCGCAGCGTCCACGGGGCTCCCTTGAAAATTATCCACTATAGTCGCGAATATTCTCCCCGAAGTTTCTTTGTCATTAAGATATCTCACCTCAAAACCTCCCGCATTATACATAAAGTATGTCATCATCAACCTAATAAAATCATCATCGGTCTCCGTTAACACCTTTGTACGTATGGGCACATTGAACTGAGTAAGATCCATAATAGTGACAGTCTCCAAAAAGACAAATCTCTTCATCAAAGTCGTTACGCTCTTGTACTCCTCTCCGTGGGTTACTTTCTCAAAGGACATCTTTGACGCAGGAATCAGAGGTGGAAAGGGCTTTCTAAAAGCATCCTCCACATTCAATGCTGAAGCATTGTCTCCCCCTTCATTCTGCGCCACCTGTTCTTGCAATACTAGTGACCACACTCCTGACTGAACTATTCCTCTGTGATAACCAGAAGGGCTGTAACCCTCCACAGGGAATTGAAAGCACATATCATCGTCTGCTGCAACAAACATAGCAATAGACACTGTCGTAGACCCTACAGTGCTAGCCGCTGCTATTCTGTTTACAATAGAAAGGGCTATCGCCCCATTTGTACCATAATCGTGCTTGTCCCAACTGTTTTCAACTTGCTTCCACATCTTGTTTTGCAGATATGGAATAGAGAACATGATTACTGTGTCCCCTTCAAAGTGAAAAACTTCACTTACAAAATCTCCCTCACCCAATGTGAATGACGATGGTATTTCCGAATAAGTCGGATGCCATGAAACACGAATATCTCCTGACAGTAAACTTGATGCGGAAACCAAGAAAAGGTATTTAACACCTCCTCTCCATTGTTTGAACCTCGCCGCCATCAAAGACATTGGTGTGTTGAATGATTTGTATTGATTGACTTCCCCTGCATCGGTGGAATGCAGAGTCATACACGTCGTTGGGGTGACGTGAAATTTTTTGAACACCTCTCCTTCTGTCACAGAGGTGCTGAGCGAGAAAACCTCCACTAATCCTGGTTTCATCGCTAAGGCTAAAATGCTATCTTCTGGTAGTTGTCTCCGATATCGCATACTGTCCTGAGTAACTCCATTACTGGGTACTCCATACAGTTGCTGAGCGGAGTACATTCCTTCCATCAATGCATTGTTTGGCATAGAGTTCTGTAAGACGGGTTGAGGCGCCATTACTGAGTCTGGTTTGTTAAAACCGAACGCTTTTGCCAATCCACCAGCCAATTTCAACCCTTCTCCAACTGCCCCTGCAGCTAGTCCTATCTCCGGAACTGCTGCCCCAAACTGTGCCACTTTCATAGCAATATCTGAGGTTGCATTTAGAGTATCGGACAATGAGCCAGACTCTGACTTCTTCGCTTGTTCCTTTTTCGGGGCATTTTTCTTTTCACTTTGAGCTATCATTTCTACTGGAGGTAAATCACCTAATAGTAATGCTGCGAAAAGTTCAACTGCTGCTTCTTCTCCTAAGATACCTACCACTTCCTGGTATTCCCTCTCAAATTCATTCCATCGAGGGTCCTGTTCATCCCAGTGAGGATAAACTTGACTTGGTTGTACCACATCTTTCTTTTGGTCTGATTGTGCTACATGTTTCTTCTTCTGTCCAGCAGTTTCCTTCTCAAATGATGACGGAGTATGCAAAGTTGGTCCTGCAATTTCTGTCTCCTTGAATCGCGCAAACACTGACAACGTTATTGACGGTGTTCCGGCATCCATGGTATTCTTTAAGGGACATAAGACTCGTATAAATACTGATCCTATATAACCCACATTTTCAGTCTCTTCATTTATCTTCCAATAGGCATTAGGATTAACAAAGGGTAATGTAAGTTTCGTCTCCCGAGGGCTATTAGCACTCAATAACATGGCATTACAAGAAGATAAAGAATATACATTTCCAACTTTCATATTTGCTCCTGTCGTATCAGTTCTTGCATTACTATGAGGCAGCCACCCCACCAGCAACATCCCAAAGTGAAATCTCGTACCATTCGCCTTTATCATAATCTCCATATCTCCGCGAAGGTACTCCCATCGATTCAATTTTTCAACAAGGTTGGTTGCCACGTTCAGCAACGCATAGGGAAACTTCAATTCTGAAATCAAAGTATTTGTAGCATCATTCCCCGACCATGTAAATTGTCCGATTCTGTACTCTCTCTCAAGCACGCCTCCCATATTGTTCGTACGATAAGGATCCGTTCCATAGTAAAAAGGTTGCCATTTTCTCTCTGTTCTCTCCACCTGTTCTACTGGTTGTTCGGGCTCCGTTATAGTCGTCAACTGATTGGTCGTAGTTTCGACAGGTACAAGTACGTTTCCACCCTCCATCTGGGCTACTTGTTCTGCGTACTTTTTGACTGTAATTCGTAATTTTTCTGTCTGCGTCTTTATTTCCTCTAGAGGGTCGTTAGTCTGTTCGATGCGTTTCATCCGGCTTAGGTATTCCTGAGCCATAATAGTTGAAACTTCATCTACACCTAATTCGACCGTCATGTTTGACATATTTCTCCACATAGCATGGATTTCACGTAGAGGTGAGTGAGCGTAGAACTCCAGCTTAAAATTATAGTCATCTACTTCCTCAAACATCATTTTTGTAAGACGCAAGAGAAACTCTCTTTGAAATTCATCCAACCCTAAAGCATTCAGAATTTTGACAGCAGTTCTTTTCAACATACTCTTGTCGTTCTGAGTATGTGCATATTGCATCACTATCCTCAACAATATGTCTCTGTATGTGATGATATATGCCATAGGAAACTCAATTTCCTCCTCAGCATTTATCATTTTCTCCACAAACACATACATTCTTCTCATGGCCATATACGCCTCATTCATAATGATAGGCGGACAATAATCATGAGAAAGTAGATAAGCTTCCTCCAGCCGAGTATGTAACCACAAGTTCGCGTATACATCTCCTTCCACGTCTGCTCCTACCTTAGGGAATTTCGCATTCAACTTCTCACCCCATTGTAAGACAAAATCATGAAAGTTTTTGTTTCGCATTCTTGTGTCAAACTCTGCATCAGGTACTACACCCATCTTCTCTTCGTAAATACTGTCCAAAATTCCTGGAGTCCTACATACTTCTCTAACCAATTCCAAAAGTTTACTTTGTATATTGACCATAAAAGTTGGGTCAGACCTCCGTTGTTCAAACTGCTTAAACAGTTGTTTCATTTCCTTCAAGACGGGCATATCTCCCCACTCTTTCTTGATGTCACAAATACGAATCCTCAGCTGTCTCACTTCCTCCTTGAATTTGTTCTGTTCTTCCCATCTCTCCGAACAATTCTCTTCTTCCTCTAAATCTTCTGGCCGCTGCATTTGAGCTACTTGGTAGTCATCCTTCGATTCAATCTCAGTAAAATCTACCCCTTTCTGATACCCACGCCAGAAATCACTGTATGTGGGAAAACTTGCTCCACAATGATGTTTATCACACCACGTCATTATCTTCTCTCTTTCCCTATCAAACACTTCTTTCCCGTGTTGAAACAGCTCATGTAATGCAACTTCAACTCTCTCCACTACTACCCACTTAGGATCCTCTTTCTGGTTTTGCCAATACATAGGCTCCCAAATGTCCTCCAACTTCATTGGAGCAAACCACAATCCCTTTTCAAATCGTGGAGTCCTTTTGAGGAATATACATTCCCCAATAGGCTTGTTTTTAACAAACTCACTCTTCTTATCTGGTGGTGTGAAAGTATACCCGTATTTAGCTCCTCCGGCAACGATCATATCGTTGGTATACCATTCCATACACTTTCCCAGAACATTGACAACATCATCCCCCCCGGTCACAGGGAAGAAAACCTTTTCAAGTTCTTCATCCACCATATTAACAATAGCCCGCACTATTCTGTTAATATCTTCCTCTCCTGGGTCTCCAATTAGCATCCTCACCAATTCCCTCTGCTCACTCCAAAATGCGTCCTGCACATCTACAATTCTCTCCAAAACCAGATAAAATTGCGTGATTCGTTCGCATAGAGAGTTAAGATCGAAGGTAAGTAAGCATCCTGATAGCATTCCCTTAATCGTCTCAATCACGTCTTTCAAAAAGATCAATGTCTGACCAAAGAGAACACTCTTCAGCCAGTTTTTGAGTCGATTTCGCTTCTCCACTGTGAATTCTATATTCCATTTTCGGCTCGCTCTCTCAAACCACAGCTCGATTTGTCGAATTGCTTCTCTCAACAGATCATCATGAATGGACCAATCCCATTGGGATGCATCCAAATCATTTCCTCTTTCTCCAACTTCCAACCATCTCATAATAAAAGCATTCCACTCTCTACTATGAGGATCCAGTCCTTTCGCTATTCCGCTTCTCAATCGTGATCTCCCAATACACTCTAAGAATCCCGCAAATATTCTTACACCTGTTATCCAGGTCTTGAATTGTAGGTTCACAAAGGGTCGGGGCGTATTCACTTTCTTGAACGCTTCCTTTAGCTCCTCTTCCGTATAAGGCCTCTCTGGATCAATGGGTAAAGCTCTTCTCTCATCCTTCCCATTCACTTCTCCAATAAAGGGCGCTTTCACTTTCTCCTCTGATCTAAATGAGTATTTATCCTCAAATTTCTCAGGGGGTTGTGAAAGATCTGTCCAATACTCGTCCGCTTCCTGCTTCGCTAGGGGTAACAATTCATACTTCCCATGAATCATTGTAACAAAGTCCTCTTTTCCTCCTGTCATTCCCCATCTTCCACCTTCTCTAAATCCTCCAGAAGAAGATGCATTCACCTTTGGACTAAACTTCCACTCCGATACTCCATTTAAACATTCGCTCCATGAGATATCTAAGGGTGGTACGTCGAATCCAATAGGCTTAAATGCAAGATTTCCTGCTCGTTCTAACAAGTCTTGTCTCATCCTCGGTGCCAGTGGTTTTCCCACTTTTAGAATACACGCCTGTGCTGGCGCTATCTTTACATGTTCCGTCGGATGTCCATACTTGTGACAAACTACACAACTTGTGCAATGCCCACATAAATTCTCCTTCTTACATCTATGTCTTCCTTTTTCAAAGTTAACTGGATGTGAGGTTGGAAAACTCCACGCTGCATGCATCAATGATGGGACAATTCGCGTCCTATCTGGAAATCTTCTTCTCTCTCTATTGTTCGTAAGTTGTCCGAGGTAAGTCACCCCGGGCGCGTAGGCAAATTCTTGCTCTTCCGTCTTCGCAATGCTCAACTCTACTTGTCCTTCTTGTTCCTTCTCCAAATACATTTCCTGTGGTAATGTAACGCCAGATGCCTGGTCGATTCCATTGCCGCTCGCTTGAATTCCCAATATTTTCTCTTGAAGATTGTCATTTTCTACCACTATAATTCCCCCACATGATCCTGCTCCCGTTTTTGCCGTATAGGCCATTGCATTAGGATTTGTGTGATATTCATTTGCATGGTTTCGATAACGTACTGTATTTGACAATCTACAATCAGTAAGTTGCACGTTCTTCATCTTCATTTCCTTAGTCAGGTAATAAAGAGTACTTACTGATATTGCTGCTTTTCCAATCTTATCCTCAGGGCATAAATGCTTCCGAAGATCGGGAAAAGATTGCAATTGTTTTGGAAATCTTATTCTCATTAAATCATTCTTCGTATCGTGCTCAAAAATACAATCTTTGTTCTTAAATGCATATGTTTTGTGAATTCCCTTTACATGTTCTCTATACAAGACAAGTTTTATCTCATCCTCCGGATCATCACTTGCATCAATAGTCATATGCCATGGTAAGGACCCTACAGTTTCGTGTGTGAAAAATATTCCACACATTCCACCCTTTGGTCCTGGCATGGTAATTCTTGCCATGTTATTTGCATAGCATTCCTCCACTAATTTCTCAGATGATCCTTGTCCCACTTGCTTCATAGGGGCCCACGCTCTTCGTGTAGAAATTTTCTGCTTTTCATAGAATTCCTTCACCTTCTTCGTGTTTGGAGGGGTTGGTTTCGACCCCAAATCCCCTTCTGCCATATGATACCAAGATCGATATGATTTAGTCGCTCCATAGGCTAACCCTAGAGCTCCTAAACCTGCTATCAACCCTAATACCACCTTTAGGCCTCTATGCTTGCTCTCTTCTTCACTCTGTGCTGCTTGTGCATCAGCCATCATTTTATTGATTGCTGATACCGACTCCTGTGATTTCTTCAATTCTTTCCGACAATTTTCCATAGCCACATTTACTGATTCTGTTCGAAAAGTAAATTCAAAATAAGTAAGTGCATAAATCTTGGCAAGATCAGTGGGCATAAAGCCCTTCTTTTCAAATACCACAGATAAACGAATATGTGGCATTATAGATCTTACTTGTGAATTAGCACTTCCTACCATTATCAAATAATTCTTCAAATTTCTCATTCTAATCACCAACATTTCATCTCCTGGTGCTACCATAAAGGTAATAAATTTTCCGTCCTTTGCAAATCCTTTAATATGGAAAGCGCGTTTAGCACTTCCAAGCCACATTGCTGCTCTATCTGCTTCAAATTTACTTGTAAAAATAGAAAGTTTTTCATAAATTGTCATGTCTGCATGTCCTGCAATAAGTTCTCCACCTAATGTATCCTCTTCCTCTCCAAAAGGTTTCAAAAGATTATCAACAGGTTCTAGTGGTTTCTGTTCCTTAATAAAATTAAATTGTGCCACTAGAGAATCCTCTCCATCACTCTCAATTTCTGGTTTCTCAAGTTCTAATTCATCCTTCAAAAATTCATCTGATCTCATCATTTGGGCTACTTGTTCCTTTACGGCAACTAGTCCAAACTTTGAAACATCAAACGGATTTTTCTTTATCCACTCATCAATGTCATTTTTCTTGTCAATCTTATCCTTCAATGCATTCCAACAAATAGTAAGTATCTCCTCATAAGAGTATACTTTACCCGTTGGCTCTTCCACAACTCTATCATATTCATGGAACTCCCAAGCTTCTCTTGAGAATCCTCCAGATGGTTTAGCCAATCCAGACTCTCTATCAGGATTTTTAGGTATTACCTTCACCAATAAAGTTCTTCTTCTCTTGAATGCTACCGCTTTCTTCTCCGCTCCTTGTACTTGACAAGTTGAATTCAATCTTTCCTCTACAAATGCTGGTGTTTTCACTGCATTTGAGGTTGCAATGACAACAGGTGAAATAAAGAACGTTTTTCCTTTATTCTCCAAAGCTGCCATATTCAATGGATATGCTGCTGAATTTACAATATAAATAATCTCCAATGCTTGATCTCCTCCTTTTTCTTTGTCATTAATTTGAAATATATCATCCCAAAAAGTAACAAACTGTCCTTGATACCATTCCCAAAATGCATCCAATTCTTTCTTCTCATATCTTACATTCTGGTTCTGTCGGCATGGCATCCCACGATGCGCACACCAAAGTTGATACAAATCTGCTCCAAAAATCCTGCTGCAAGTTGTCTTACCTGCAATAGGATCTCCTACAAATTGTATGAATACTGGTTCAATTCGAGTCTGTGCAGTAGAAACTAAGGTTTCACACCTAGAAGCCACTGCTGAAAAATCCTTGATTTGATCAAACAAAGGTCTGAAATTATTTCGAATTGACTCATCCTTCATCAATTTAACTTGTAACTTCACTCCATCCTTATAATGATTCACCACTGCTGAACACAGCTGAGGATCTTCCAAAAACTGTTGATTCTTCTCTCTCAACATTTGTGCTCGTTCTATCCATCTTTCTGCTTCACTTGCAATGATTTTTGCTGATTCCGTCACTAAAAATTTCCCGGTTACCTTATAGTAAACCCAAGAAACTACCCACCAACAAAATTTATGTATCCATTGCAATCCATCTCCAATATGCTTTACATCACCTAGGGTTTTCGCCCAAGTATGAAGCATTCCTGGCTTTGGAATTTTCTTGTCCTTCTCTCCTTGTGCTTTCTGTTCAGGAAACATCCAATCTCTGAACATTTGGAAGAACAGTTGGAACGAATCCCAAACTGTATTTAGTGTATCCTCAATGGAATCACCTTGTGATTTTCCAAAATCTACAAGATGTCTAGTCAAATTCCAAATAATAGTGGCTACCGAAGCAACCACACTCATTGGAAAATAACCCATTGCTGCAATTTGCTGCATGATAAGAGTTTTCCGCAATGAAGGCTCAACATAATACAAATTATACGCACAAAACAACAAGGATATTACCTTATCGATTGTACGTGATCGTATTTGTTCTGGTACTCCTTCAAATGCAAATCTCTCCAGTAGTCCTTTTACCTGTTCCACATTGTTCAAAGCTCTTTCCGCAATGTTCTTCGTATCCACTGACATTGTATGTGCAATATTTATCTGAGGCAACCACCCCTTCGAATCGTTGTTTTCGGGCATTTCCTTTGGCTTCTGCTTAGCTGTCTCCATTCCTTCTATTATCAGGACCTTCTCGTCCATCACTTCTGCTGATTGATTGTTTCCCATTCGTAACAAAATAAAGTAAATAATTGTAATAAAATATCAAAGTCAAACAAGTAGGTCTCAATCTAGAAGCCTATGATATCAAAATAAATTCATTCAATTCTGTATCATAAGCTAGAAATATCTCTCTAGTTGAGGCTGTAATTCCTACCGGTTTGACGACCCTTTCGGGTTTGGCCACCTAGGGCGCTAGGGCTACATAATAAAAATGCTGTACTACCACATAGTATATTGGGCCCGGGTTACGCCGGGTGTCTCCCACGAATCTAGTTCTTCTATACCATTACCCTTTCGGGCTTATCGCGAGATAGTTAACAGTCATAGTTTCGGCCTTACATTCTCGGGCCTATTCCTCCCTCTCTCTGATCCCTCTGCGGGATTATCGGTGCGTATCCATAAATCCGTACATTTATAGTTCGACTAACGCTGAGGAATAACGGCCTGCCATTTTAATGGTCAGGGCTCAATGAAATTAGTATCGCCTCGTCAAAGGCGCTTAAAATCTCATCGGTACATATCCGTACATCACACAGTCTATATTCTCATGTGTGCGAGTTTTGTGAAATAATTCATTCTATAAATAATTTCAAAATAATTTTGTTACATGAATTTTTAGAGACATCATGTTAGTCTCTTTGTTTTGCTGCTAATAACATTACAACTATACATGGAACAAAGTTCCACTGTAAGTCTACGCTATACAAGAGAGTCG